GTGGGCTGTGGGTCAAAAGAAAAAGTTTCGGTGGTTTTCGTGCGGTTTTGTATGCGTAGGGCGGTTTTTTTGTTGACGTAGCGGGCTCCTCTGGAGGCGTTGCAGGTGGCGCAGCTTCCGACGATGTTTGTGATGTCGTAGGGGTCGTCGCAGCGGTCGACCTCGATCAGGTGGTCGGCCTGTGTGCTGGGTCGGATGCCGCACCAGTGGCAGATCGGTTCGGCTTCGATGACCTGCTTCCGGATGGCTTTCCAGCGCGGGGTGCTGTAGATGGGGTTTCCTGCCATTAGCCGATCCCGTCGCCGTTGCAGGTGGTGCAGGTGGTGATGATGTTGTCGTCGAGTGTGCGACCTTGTCCGTGGCATTGTGCACAGAGTCGGGGTCGCGTTGTCTTACTAGTTGCAGACTTTCTCATAGTCTTTACTTGTTGAGTCTTTACTAATACAGAGGCGTTTTCCTCACGGGGATAATCCCTCTGAGGTGGTGGACAACTATCCACAGATTCCACAGGCTTTCCCACAGGCTGACGAGTGTCGAACACCTCGGTGTCGTACTGCCAGCGACCGCGATCATCCTGGTAGCGGCGGGTCCTGACATAGCCTGCGAGGCGCAGCTCGGCGAGCGCAGTGCGGATCGCGTCGAGGCCCTCCCGCTTGATCGTCGCCAGGTGCGCGGTCGAGGTGTGCCAGTGGTCAGGCTTCGACAGGATGTAGATCAGAACGCCCGTCGCCTTAAACGACAACTCTGGGTCGGCGATCACCTCATTTCGGATCATGGTCCAGTTTGTCGAGGGTCGTGGTGCGCGGCGGATCATGTGTTGCTCCTTGATAGTCGGTTGATGATTTCGGGAAGATCGGATGGGAACCAGACGTACGCCTCGGCTCCGGTCGCGATCAGTGTTCGAGTCCAGGCGACTTGTCCGGCGGACAGTCTCCCGTTCTCTTTCTTGAGCTCGGCGAAGATGAGATCGCCGAGGATGGGGCGGGCGAGGACGAGATCAGGGAAGCCTGCGTCGCCCTCGATCGGCGTGATCCACTTCCCGGGGCGGATTTGTGCGGGGCGGAAGTGTGTCACTTTCCAGCCTCGGTAGCGGGCGATCTCGATGACCTGACGCTGAAACTCTGCCTCGGTCATCGCGGCAGCTTCGCGATGGGGAACAGCTGATCGAGACGCAGACCGGGACCATTGTACGGCGACTCGTAGCCGTCCTCGAACAGGGTTCCGAGGGTGGTCCATCCGACGAGCTCCACCTTGCGTTTCGGCGGTTCCGCCCATGCGAGAATGTAGATCCTTGACGGCGGATGGTGGAGAGCGTCTTTCGCCTTGACGATGATGTCCCCTCCAGGGCGACGCGTTTTCACTTGATAGCGGCCCACGTCGGCGACGCGAGCGTCGTACTCGGTGTGAGAGCACAGCTCGCTTCCGGTGTGCTTGCGGACTGCGATCTCGCCCATCAGGCCCATCAGGTGTTTCTGGACGTTCTGCTCAGGTGTGTACGTCGGCCCGTAGTTGCGAGCGTTCAGCGATGCGGCGGCGGCGATGTGCGCTCGGGCGAGCTCCTCGGCCTCGACCATCTCGTCCTCGGTCAGCCATACGTCGACGCTGTGATGCAACATCAGAACGGCGCTTCCTCCGCCTGCGCTGTTTTCAGACGGTCGATCTCGGCGGACGCTTCACGCTTCGAGAGGGCCCGTGGATCGCCCTGATATTTCAACGCTCGGAGAAGCTTCAGCTGTGCGTCAGACGGCCCGTCGCCGGTCGGGGCCGGTGTGCCGCCCATGCGAACCACTTTCTGCATCTCCTCGCGAGACGGACGCTTCCCCGCCTGGTAGATCCAGGCACTCAAACATCGCCCGATCGAGCTCGTTTCACAGTTCTCGACATGGGAGGTCGCGTTCACGCCGCGCTCGGTTTTCTCCTCGTATGCGAAGCCTGTCGCGGTCGGGAGCGGGTCGTCGCGGTGGCGGTACACCTCGGCGCGGAACAGCACAGAGTCGCCCTCCAGGCGGACAAGCTCAGTCCAGATTCTGCCCTCCGGATGCGCGGCCCAGAACAGGGCGAGACGCTCCTCGACGGTCGCGTACTGAGACAGGTCGAAGCTCACGACTGCTCCTCCTGTTGCTGGAGGCGGACGAGGTTCTGGAAGTGTTCGGCCTTGTAGCACTTGAAGCACCAGACGGACCATGATCCGGGCGACCAGTGGAAGATGTCGTCTCCCGCGAGGCCGCGTCCACAGCGACAGCAGGCTCCGGCGGTCGGTTTTTCGAGGCGCGGTCGGTCAATCATTGAAGCCTCCGAGGTTCAGCTGAACGATCGTGTCAGCGGTCGTTTTCGTCATCGCGGACGGGGCCACGTCGAGACTGTTGAGACAGTACGCGCACTCGTAGAGCGCTCGACGGAGCTGGGCGCGTTCGAGGCGGAGACGCTCGATCGCGTTCGCCTGAGCGGTGATGTATGCGGCGGCTTTGTCCATCACCTCGCCCGCTTCTGTTGCTGCTTTCTCGATGTCGTCGGTCATCGGATAATCCTCTCTATTCGGTTTTCCGGACACGGTAGCGGATGGGTGTCTCGGAGTGGTGCATCCGTGATCGTTCGCGTTCAGTCGTGCCGCCCCAGATGCCGGGGAGGCTTCGATCGGGGAAGCTCATCGCGTACGCGAGACACGCTTCGCGGACGGGGCAGGAGCGGCAGACCTTGATCGCCTGCTTCGCGTTCGCTGCGCCTTGTCGCCCCGGTTGCGGGAAGAACAGGTCGGTCGGGAGGTCTTGACAGTCTGCGTCGACCATCCAGTCGGGCGCGTCGACGTTCAGCATGAGCGCGACCACGGTTCCCATCCGCATCCGCGGTGGTAGTCATGCCAGCGCCAGATCTCCAGTCCCATCGCGAGATTCAGACGCGGGTCGAGGACCTGTTCCCACGGGCCGAAGTAGCGCTCGAACTCGTCTCGCCACACTGCGTTCAGCTGGAGGAGCCCATGATCGGGTGAGCTCTGGTTGATGATCCCAGCCTGACAGCGGGACTCGGACCAGATTTCCTCCAGGAGGTTCTGGAGCTCCTCCGGAGGCCAGCCGACCTCCAGTGCGAGCGTCGCCCATTCCTGGCAGGGGACCGACGGATCGAGCGCCAGCTGATCGAGGTCGGCCTGCATCGCGTCATGCGCGGAGGTGGTGCTGGTGGTCGACGCGGCGATCGTGGTCGTCGGTGTCGACGGGACTGGGGTGATGACGACGGTCCGCGGGACGGGTTCGGTGATGACTGCGGGCGAGGTTTGCGGCGGCGGATCGGTGATCCGTCCGAGGATCTCGTTCCCGGCGATGAGAGTCATCAGGCCCATCGCCGCGATAACGGCGAGGCTGGTGAGTCGGTGGTTCATGGTTCCTCCAGAGGTCGGCTGACAGGTCGCCGACGGTCTACCGGATTTGAGCGGGGAACGGGTGGATTACCCGAACAGGGCTCTCCAGGTGACCGGGCCGACGATCCCGTCAGGCTTGAGATGGTTCCGCTCTTGAAACAGGCGGATCCGCTGTTCTGTTTTCGGGCCGAACTTCCCGTCGACGGTGAGCTCCAGGTGCTCCTGGATCAGCTTGACCGCTTGACCGCTCGATCCTCGCTTCAGAGGCCGCCCCGGATACTTCGGCGGTGTTGGGGCGCTCAATGCGCCAGAGGCGCTCTGAGAGCCTCCTGAGAGCCTCTGCGCGATCGGGGTGATGTCCGCCCAGCGTTCCGGATGGACCTCGACATGGATCCAGTCGTTCCCAGCGCCTGGACTCTTGTTCACCCAGCCTCGGCCTGCTTCCCAGTATCGGGTCCGCTGATACTGGTGGATCCGCTGGATCCCGAGCTCGGCGGAGTGCTCGATCAGCCAGGGCAGGATGTCCGCTTCGAGTACCTCGATGCCGGGGCCGCCGTGGCGGGCCCCGTAGCCCGCATCGAGAGCTGCGCCGAACGCGTGAGAGCTCCACGCTGTCCCGCCTCTGATCGGGCGGACTGTGTAGATCCCGAGATTCTTCAGGCCCCAGCGGGCGCGGAGCTCGGCGGCGATCAGGAGCAGGTTCGGCGACGCGGCGGTGAACGGTGCGCCAGGGGTGCGGCCTCGGTTCCAGGAGACGAACGAGGACGCGACGGTCATACGGTCTCCGCGAACGAGGTCAGGATCGTGACGTTATGAGTCCCGGATCCGACGACGCACCACAGCTCCTCGTTCGGCGGGATCTCGATCGTGAAGTTCGTGTTATTCGAGATGACAAGACCGTTCGCGGTCGTGACATCTGCGCCGCCGATGTACATGTCGTTTCCGCCTGGGCGGATCACGACAGTCCTTGTCTCGTTCACTGCTTTCGAGACGATCTTCACTGCGGTCGTCGAGACGCTGGTCGTGGTGGAGATCATGTCCGCTCTTTCTTCTTGATGATCGGATCGACGGGTTTTCCGGTGATCGCCGCCATGCCGTTGCCGACCGAATAGCCGACGATCATGGTGATGATGGGGAGGCCTTGATCGGTTTCGATCGCGTCGACCGCCAGGAGGACGGTCATGCAGATCAACGCCACGAGCGCGATCAGTGCTTTCGAGGGGTTGACGCTCATGCGAAGATCCACCAGATGAGGACGGCAGTCATGGCGATGATGGCGAAGGGAAGTTTCATGGGGTCGGCGGGTCTGGGAGGTCGGCCTGATCGGATGGTGTCCATGTTGCCGGGAACAGTCGGAGCGACTGCCGCCATGTTGCCCATTCGGTCACTTTTGCTGGGGTGAGCGGAGAGTTGGGAATCTGTGTCCAGTCCGACTCGTACAGCAGGTTCTCGATGACAAGATCGAGCACCTGTTCGGGTGTCTGGTAGTCGGGGTCAGGGTTGATAAAGACGATCATCAGGCGGCCCCTACATCTTCGACGTACAGCATGGCAACACGGGTCGCAGATCGGGTCGCGGTTCCCGTTCCTGCGGAATACTGCAAGGTGGCGACGACCGTCTGTGATCCTGCACCGATTGAACCGATCGACTCCACGAAGCCGGAAAATGTGAGGGTCGTCGACGAGATTGCGACGACGGTCGAGTTCAGGACTGTTCCGGTGACTGTTCCCGAACGAAGCCGAAACGTTGCGGACGTGTTCGACGTGCCGGACAACGCTGGCTCAATGTAGACGATGCGGTAGTTCCGGTTCGCGACTGCTGTCCATGTGACGGTCAACATGACCTCTTCGGCGGTGACCGACGTGTCGGTCGTGCTTGACGTGACGACGTCGGTCATCAGGCCGCGAGGGAACTTGTTCATCTGGGCGGCGGTCAGGACCGCGCCGGACGTGAAGTCTGTGTTAGGGGAGACTGCCATAGATTACCATCCGAGTCTGTTTGTGTTGAGAATACCGAACGTCGACGAGTTCAGGGTGAACAGGTCATAGATCGTCACCGGAGAAAGATAGACGGTGAACTCTGTCCGACCGGGTATCGCGGAAACCGTCGCACCCTCGACGACCATCGTGACGGTCGTATTTGTGCCGTAATAGGGTGAATAGTAAGTGAGGGTCGTCGTCTTGCCGGACATCGCGGAAAGTTCGTCGAGGAACTCGGTCATTCGTGTGTCTGTTTGAGCGTTGTCGTTAAACCGAACGTCGGCGTACAGTTCCTCCTCGGCAAACACGTTCGCGTAGTAGTCGGTCTGTGCCTGCTGTTGGGCCGTGTTATTGAACAGCACCTGGCGGTTGTAGTTGCGCTCGTAGTTTGATGCGCTGACGGCTTGAGTCGTGCCGACGGTCGTCGAGGTCAGATTGACGACGTTCGGATAGTTCGCGTTCGGAAGTTTTCGGGTCAGTCCGTCATAGACAAGTTTCGTCGAGGCGTTCGTGCCGAACGTGAAAAGGGACGCGGACGGTGCGGCGGACGTGCGGAACTCTAAGGTCGCCCCATCGTAGTAGTACGTCGAGTTCTCGGTCTGAAGAAGCTCGACGACGCGCTGACCGATGGTGGTCGGATCGAACGCGTCGGAGACGGTCGCGCGACCGTTGATCGGTGTCGCGGTCGGATACGGCGGAACGAACGGATAAACCTCTTGCGCGATGAGTCCGGCCTGATAGATCGCGTTCGTATAGCCGATGACAGGATCATCATTGACATAGAACAGGGACATCATGCCGAGCGCATCGGTTCCGGTGATCGTTGCGGTGTATGCGCCGACCGCGATGTCGTCCTGATACGTAACCTCAACGACGTAGAAATACATCTCAATCGCTGACAAGTCGTTGCCGATAATGATCTGGTCGCCCTCGGCGATCGGGGCGGCCTGTCCGGTGTTGTTTCGGACGGTGAGAGTGCAGTTGTTCCCGGTCGGTGTGTCGAACCAGGAAGAGCGTCCGACCGTGAACGAGAGAGACTGCGTGATCGAGGTGAAGCTCGTCCCGCCGATTGTTATGTCCCAGTCGACGGCGCTCATTAGCCGATCGCGTTCGCTGGGAGCCGATTATTCAGTCGGACGTACTGCTGGAGAGCGGCGACGACAGCGTTCGGGTCCGCGGAAGTGACCGTGATGTTGATCGTGTTTCCGCCCATCAGACCACTCCGATCGAGCGGGACGACTGCTTCGGGGCCCGCTTCGCCGATCATCGCGATCGTCGGTGCTGTGACGATGCCGCCCTCGGCAAGTCGAGGCAACTTGACATTAGGGATTGATCCGAAGTTGATGAACGGGCCCGCGGCAAAGTCGATGGCATCGAGCGCCTTGTTGAGGCCTTTGATCGCAAAGTTCAGGCCCCATTCGACCGCGCCGAGAACGCCGTTCACTGCGGTCTTGAACGCTCCGACCAGACCGTCGAAGATCGTGCTCGCCATCATTCGGATCGACTGGAAAGCGGTCGAGAACGCGCCCACAATCCCGCCGAGAACAGTTTTCACGGTGTCCCACCAGAGTCGAAACGCGCCCTTGAGAAACTCGATCGTCTTGCCGAAGATGTCGAACTTTGCCTGGAGGGCGATCAGGGCGGCGACGATGCCGAGGATGATGACAGCTCCGGTCGCGACCCAGAGTACCGAGAATGAGGCGGTGAGCGCCGTGTTGAGTGCAAGCGTCAAGTCTTGTAGCGCGTTGTAGATCCCGAGGCCCGCGTTTATGGCGAGGATCGCTCCGGCGAGTGTGCCGATCACAATGCCGAGCGTCACGATGAGCCCAGTGTTGTCGCGGACAAAGTTTCCGAGCGACTGAAGTTTCGGGAGAAGTTTCTCAACGATTGGGAGCAGGGCCGCGCCGATGGACTCTTTTGTCTCCTCCAGGGCGATCGACATGCTTTTAAACTTGCCCGAGGTGGTGTTCGCGGCTGTCGACGCTTGATTCTTGAATGTGTTCGCAAGGTCGCCGAAGAGGATGTCCGCGTCGCCGCCCTTGTCGAT